ATTTCCTGGAAGTTCTGCGGTAAGTTCCTGTTAATTGTATAAGTTAGCCAGGCTTCTTTATATAGGCCCGGCGTTTCTACTGCTGCGGCTGCTTCTGCCATAGGCTTTACAGCTATTAGGTCGTAAGTTTCTGCTGTACCTGCTGCTATTAGCTTTTTAGCGTTAAGCATATCTGTAATAATTCCTATGAGGTACTTAATTGCGTTATTAAAGTACGTTTCCTTCTTACCTGCTTTTATGTCCAGGGTAGAATACTTCATACGTATTTCCATAGCTGTAGCGCCGCTTATTCCGTTTAGTTTAGGTATAAAAGTCATATCGTGTATAGTGGCCTGTACCCTGTCTAAATGGTTTTCTATAGTAGCGTCGCTTTGGCCTGGTGCTATAAAGCTAGCGTCGCTTTCCTTACTCTTAAGCGCTATTGCCCTGGCCTTTCTCATTTTTACTACTTCCTTTTCGTCTGTATCTACGCCTTTAAGTAGTAAAAACTGGTCTAGTAGGTTTTCTGCTGTGTTTGCTTTGTCGCTCATTACTGCGGCGTAGTTCTCTATCAAACTTAGGACCCCATTACCCAGGTCGGACGTTCCAGCTTTAGACTTCCTGGCTTCGTAACTGGCCGGGGTTCCATTTGTGAATATGCTTACTGGAATACGGGCCGCTTTGTGTTCTATAGGGTTGCCTGTTAGCGCTTCTATAGGGTCTAGCTTCAATTCTTCGCCCTTCTCGTTACCATTGTAGTAAGTTATATACTTCTTGTCGTAAACCTCTACGTTAGTGCTTTTTATCTCGCCAGTGATTACTAAATACTTCCTAATTACTAGCCTTAAGCGTCCCCTGGTATCGAAGACGGGTATAACTTCCTGTACTGGGTATTCTTCCATTTTAATTTTACCGTATTCGTCTACCCAGCATATAACCGGGCTATATCCAGCTATACCACCCTGGCGCAGCTGTTCACATAGGACCCTGTGCATATCGTCGCTTTTTAGTATTTCCATTATGTCGTTACGATATGCTTCTACTACTACTGGGTCCGCTACTATTTCCTTTCCAGCAGCTACTACCTTAGTGCTGGTAGCGTCTACGGTCCATACTATGCGCTTCCCTAGCATATAATCTACTACCGTGTCTATTATCATGCCTGCCATATTAGCGTATAGCTTATTATTTACGTCGTTACCCCGGCTTTTGTCCCGGTTCTCTACGCTGTCTATCTTACCGTCGTAAAATGCCTGGTAAGTTTCTACTAGTGCGTCCGCTACCCATTTGTCGTGGGCTTCGAATAGTTGCTTAAGCCATTCTGCATTAGTTGACGCCCACGAAGCGGCGCCGGCAGGTCCTAAAGTGTCTAGTGTTTCGGGTATTATACTCATTACAGCCATTTGCTTACTACCTCCTTTATATTCCCGCTTCGCTTCTATCGAAGGCTTTCGCCTGGCGCATTTTCGGGTCTTTTATCATATGTGCAGCCCTAACTAAAAGAAAAAGCGACGTTATCATATCGTCGTGGGGTACGTGTCCAGGCTTTCGCGGTATACTGTTCCCAGGTACATACCAGTTAATAGCCTGCTGCTTCTTTGCTTCTCTTATTAGCTTTTCTGCCTGGTACTTTAGTTCGTCCCATAACTCGGCCTGCTGTAGGTCGTCGGTCGGTCTATGCGGTACCTTCAATATGTCGTTAGCTACATAGTCATAAGCCAGGTAGCCTAGTTTACTTTTATTCTCGTCGCCCTGTGCTTTGAATTTATAAGCTTCTACTACCTGGTTACTTAGTGTTTCCTTTAGGTAGTAGGCTAGTGGTTCGCCTATGCCGGTCGCGTCTGCTACGCCGCCTATAGTGCCCCAGTGTTTAAGTATCTTAGGTATTAAGTTTCTCATTTTCGTATGTGCCTGTCCTACCCACTGATATAGACAAACAGGTACTAGGGTTCCGTCGCCGTACAATTCGCCTATAGTTAAGGCCATGCCGTCGCGCTTATGCTTCCCTATTTCTACGTCGTCCGTAGTAGTCGGGTCTTCTTCCTGGCCTGCTATATCCAGGGACCATATGTATACGTGGCCTGGTGCAGGTCCTACCCTCATGCGGAAGTTATTACTATATAGCCTGGCTAGCTGCTCGGCGCTAAAAAAGACGCCTATACTATCTACAAAGTTTAGTAGGTATTGCGTCTGTATTGCTATGTGGTCCACGCCCAGCCTAGCTAGCTGGTTCTGAAAAGCCTTTCTATAGTTGTCGTTACCCGAAGCTATAACCTTATAGGCGTCTACCTTATATACAAGTTTCGGCCTATATCCCAGCTGCACTTCCAGCCTTTCTTCCATGTCTAAGGCCTGCTGCATACCCTGGTATATAAAACTTTGCTTCGTCCATGCCACGCCCCATAATACGGTAGTCGCATTATTAAAGGACCCCATAGGCTGCGCGTCCCTTTCCCACTTGTTTACGTCTATGTCCTGCGCTTCGTCGCCTTCTAGTAAAGTCCTAGCTGTTTGCGACGCTATGGAAGCTGTAGGGTTAATAGACAAGAATACCCACTGGTTAGTATCGCGGGGCGTTCCTATGTGGTACTTGTAGCCGTCGCTTTTACGGAAGTGCGTTTTAGTAAGTACGCTTCCTGCCATGCCGCCGCTGTCGTCTGTGTCTGCGCCCTCTAGTCTGTCCATACTGGCCTGTACCTGGGGCTTATAAACAGGTGCAAACTTCACACCACTTACAGGCTTTGCGAAGTACCAGCCATATAGTAGTATATACTGCTGTAAGAAGGCGCTTATTTCGTTCTTCCCTGCCTGCCTTGTAACCATGATAACGAAAAACCAGCCCAGGCCTTGTAAGCAGGAAAATAGTATACCGTCTGCTATTTCTATCTGATAGTCGAAGGGGTCGTTTTTTCTCATTAGGCGCCAGGCTTCCCTTAAGTTCTCGCGCTTGAATATGTCGCCGAAGTCTGTAAGTGTTTCGTAAGGTATGCCCTGCTTTGCTGCGTTTACTGTCTTAGGTACGGCGGTTATAATAGGCGCGCCGCTTACTGGGTCTGTGTCCTCTAGGTAGTCGAATTCGGTTTCTAATACCTGGCCTTTTATCATGGCTTTATACCTGCCAGCTTTAAAACGCCTTCATATGTTAAGTGCTTGTAGTCTATAGGTCCTAAGCCTGCTTCTTTTAGTATTGCCTTAGCCTGCTGTAGTTTATTCATGTCCTTTACTGGGTTATTTTCCACCGTCGCCACCTTCTTTACTTTGTGCCTTACCTTTGCCCCAGCTTACGGAAGCCTGGCCGTAGGAAGCGTCGCGTAGTTCCTTATTAATAGACGCTAGTATATCGGCGCCATTTTCGGGGTTAAGTCGTGCCTGTTTCTCTATTAAGCGGCCCAGCGTTTCCAGGGCCCGCATTAACGGCTTATCTTCTATAGTGCCGGCGTGGTAGTAAGCTGTAGCTGTAGCGTTTCCTTCGCTTTCCTTATACATAACCTTAGTTCGTATGTCGGCCATGTCGTCGCCCTCTTTGGCTGCCGCAGCTACCCACTTAAGGCGCCATTTTGCCAGGTATTCCATAATTTTAGCTTTAAGCATATATATTTCTATTTCTAGGCCTGTGTCTTTGGCTTCACTAAACGCGTTAAAATATTCTGTTTCCCTGGGGTTTAAGACGGCGGCGTAAAGTCCGTGTATTCTGCTGTTTTGTGCGCTCTTTGCCTTTCCTTCGGGTGTTTTAGGTCCTGTAGTGCTGCCACCGTGATACTTACAGCGGCCATAACCTACGTGCTGCGTTCCCTGTCCTGCTGTTAGTCGGCAGCGGTCGCCTTTATTACTGGTTCGGGTCTTTGCTCCACAGGCCAGGTAGGGCTTTTCTTTCAAGGTTAGCGCCACGTAGTTAGTAGCGTCGGCCAGTTTATTAAATGTCAACTTATCTATATTAGAAGGGGCGTAAGTCTTTGCTACTTTTACGTCCTTCGGTTTTACGTCGCTCATTTGTTACGCCCCCTTTCATTTACTAAATATCCTGGCTGCGGGTTAAACCGCTCGCCAGGTAAACATAATCGGGCCGGCACGTTGGAAGCTGTTCGCCGCTTCTTTGTTTCGCGTCGCCAGTCAATAATGTTACTGGCCTTAAATTATACGTCGCCCGTTAGTCTTTCGTCGTCTAAGAATTCGTTTCGTAATAAAGGGGCCCTGGGCCACCTGTGTAGGCGCTTCCGGGTCCCTATTCCATATTCTGTATATTATCGTCGTTAGTATGTTTACATACTAATAATAGCTTATCACTATAATAGCATTTATTCCCAGGCTGTACAATAGCTGTATACTTACTTTCGCCTGTATGGACCTATCTAGCTTTGTTTTCTTCTATTATATGTTATTTGCGGTTAATTT